TTCTGAAAGAAACATTTAGTTTTCTCCTTGTGTGTCAATATCTTTTATTTATAAAAAATTACTTTTGAGCAGCAATCTTATCCAGTGCTTGGACATACTTACTGACTGTCGATTCGTCTAAGACTTCAACGCCTTCGTCTTCTAGCTTGTCTTCCACAATAGTGGTTGACTTAGAAGTTGGAAAATAATTTTCCTTGATAACGTTTAGCTTTTCTTCAAAAATGTCTGCGTTCTCGAATTCTACATCAGCTACCAACGACTTAAACTTTTCAGCATCGGTCTTTGCAAGGTCCTCAGCAACGACGGCGAAAACGCCTTCCTTCATGAGGTCTACATTGTTATTGTGCAGTTCTACATTTGCAGCAATTGCCTCGTCCAACTTAGCAGATACTTCTTCTAGTTGGGCTTGCATTTCACCAAGCACATCATATTTCTCTTCGGGAACATCAATATAATGTTCTGCGAACAGGTTCTTCATGCCATTGATGAATGATTCCGCGATGTCTGTGCGGAGACCATTTTCAACAGCAAGTGCGTTGTCTTCAACCCACTTTTCAATTACATAGTTAAGATAAGAATCGACCTTCTCGGTCAAGTCAGCCTTGAACTCTTCCATCAATTCTGCGGCTTCTGAGATGAGGCCTTCCTCGATGGTTTGAATTTGATTAGCTACACGGGCAGTTACCATTGCTTCAAAAAGCGACGATGCTTTGCCACGGAATTCTTCTGATAGGTCTTCGTTACCATCAAAGAGAGTAGCAAGATCGGCAGTGAAATCTTCTTCAATCATTTCGCCATCTTCCTCTGTTTCTTCTTGATGAACATTGCCCTTTGACGATGCCATGTTTACAACCGAAGTTGGGTCACTATGGGTCGTGAAGTTAGGTGCATTACCTGCACCGCCCTGAGAAAGTGTAGCCTGATTGCTGGAAACTGGAGCAGCTTCCTTAGCACCTGGATTATCAGTTTCTTCATCACGTTCGCTAGAAATCGGAGCGTCTTGGGAATCACCTTGACGAGGTTGCGTCTGATCGCCAGCTACCTTAGCTGCGATAGAAGTATCCTTGCCCTTTGATGCGCCCATTTTGCCCTCTATTGTGGCATCTTCTGACGAACCCTGCTTAGGGTTGGTTGCGTCTCCAGCAACCTTTTCGTCTAGAACTTCTTCGGATAGTTGCTTCTTAGTTAGCAACTCTCTGATTTTGTTTTCTACACTCATTTGCGTCTCCTAAATGGATTTTTATATTCTATTTATAAAAATATTACTTTGAAGAAAGATGACGCAAGAAACGTTCAAAGACTTGAATCTTTGCTTCTTCGAGTTGTTTCTTACTTGCTTTCTTAATATACTTCTTGGTCATATCGCAATGCTGTTCGGTCCAAACACCATTCACAACTACCCATTCTTTATTTTCCATGATGCCACGAACAAAGGCATCTGGTGCTGAGGGGTCAGCTACGATATCAGCCGCTGTTGCTAGATGAAAGTCATCTTGCACAACTTGGACGCCGTCTCTGTTTTCCTTCAAGGTACCGAGGCCTCTTGACGAAACGCCAAGTTGACCACCAGACTCAATTAGACCACGAGCGATGTTGCCCATTGGTGTTTCAGTCAGTTTCGCTTTACCTATCCAGTTATCGCCGTCACGACGAAGTTCTGTTACGATATGCGATACACGATCCAGATTAATCGACGGACCATCTGGGTGTCCTAGTTCACCGAATGCTCTGTTGTTTTCAACTGCTTCTTTCATGTAACGAGAAATCTCTTTCTCCATGATTTCAGCCGGATACATACGTCCATTGCGGTTCTTTAGATTTGATTGTAGAAAGACACCCTCAATGTATAAAGATTTCTTTCCAGCTTTCTCTTCTGTGATATAACGAACTTGGTCGTTGACTTCGGTAATAAGTTTCATTAGCCTAGGTCTCCTTGATTTTGATGTTGTTGTGAGCCATAACCGGAAACCTTAGCAAGTTCTAGAACTACTGCGCCAGTGCCTGACGAAAAATCTACAACAATATCTGATCCGTTTTCTTCGTTATCTGACCATCCCATGAATTCCATCTTACCTGAACCGGAAAGATAATATAACACTTGACTGTTTCTAGTAATAGTGGCAGTAGAACCTACTGATAACGCCCAATGAAGTGTGCGAATATTCACCAGGGGTGAAGACTGTGTTTCAGATGACTTCTTTAGGTCAGTAGCAAGGGCAATAGTGGCAGACCCAGTCCCGCGCACTTTGGCCACGCCGTGAACTTGTGTTAACTTTAGTACCGTTTTCGTTGCCATTTACTATTCCCTTTACTTATTTCTTCTTAGCGCGAAGAAGTTTAAAATCGTGCCCGTCAACTTTACCATTCTTATTGGCGTCAATCTTATGTTGGTCGCCCTTTAGTTCTTCTTTAACGCCGCGTTCATCTTTAACAACGGTAGCATTAGAACCGCCACGCATATTAGAGGCGCTTGCCCGCTTGTCAGCCGATTCTTTATCTTGATGATAACTGATTGATTGACCATTACGCATTACGTGATAACCTTCGTCGGCCTGTTCAACTTCTTCATTACGAAGTTTGGCTTTAGCGCGTTGCAAGAGATTTGGATTATAAACACCAGTTTTCTTTTTGATCTTTTTATCTGCTTCGTCAGCATACACATGATGCTTATTTGTATCGGCTTCTCTTGCTTTCTTGCGATATGCAAGAAGCGTTTCTGTTGAAAGCTCTTCTAGCTCTTCAACTTCTTCGTTTTTCAATCTACTTTGAAGAGACTTTAGTTTTTCACGGGCAGCTTTACGACGAACACCTGAATATCCCTTGTCCGATGCGTCACGCTTTACGAAATCAATCTGGCGTTTTAGAGCATCATTTTCGTCTAGTTCTTCAAGTTCGACTTCTTCGTTTGACAACTTAGCAGCAATCGCCATCTGGCGGCGCTTTTCGTCCGACTTGCCTTTGAATTGAGGAGCATCGGAGTCCTGGAAGTCCTTGATAACATCACCCATCTTGGCTTTCGCCATGTTGATGCGCTCTTGAAGTTGCTTATAGGTCGTCATCGGTGTCCTCTATTTCTTCTAAATCGCCATGGTCATTTTCGTCGGTGATTTCGTAGTGATCGAAATCTTCAACATCATTATCTTCTGGCGTGTCGTTATAAATTCCGGCTGCCATATCTTGTCGCATTTGATCTAACTGTTCGCCTGCTTTAAGGTCCATAATATCATTAAAAACTTGTTCGGCATCTGCAAAGGTGCCGCTTTCAATGTTATTTATTAAGTCACTAATGTTACTGTTGTCCATCATCTTGTCCTTGATTTTGCTGTTGAACCTCTGCTGGAGGTTCGCCTTCTAGTGGTGAATAGTCGGGCGGCGAAACTTCAGGAGGACTTGCATCATTTTGCTTCTTAATCTCTTCAATTTCATCGTCTGACAATTTGAGAATATTCTCTTGAACATATTCTTTACTATACATTGTGCCGATAAACGGTGCAACACCTTGAAGAATTTCAACTCTAGATTGTAGAATTTGCTGTTCTTTGGATTCTGTATAGAAAGCATCTGTTGCAAAAACATACTTGATATCATACTTCATCTTTTCCCAGTCGGCCTCAGTAATGATACCCTTGAGAATAAGTTGTGTCTTTAGTAGATCATCAAATAGAAGTGTGAAACGACGGCGCAGTTTAGAAATAAACTTCGTAAACTTCCATTCGTCTCTATTAATTTCTGCGGCACGACCAAAGTTTAGACCGGTCTGTTGTTCCAGTCTTGACATAGGAACGTTCAACGCTTGATATAGTTTGCGCTGGAAGTATTCGATGTCTCCCATTTCGCCTAGACCCTGACCACCTGGTAGAGTTTCAATCTGTGTGCCTCTACCACCTTCGCGGCGCGGCAACCAGAAATCTTCAAGCATTGACATAAACTTTTTATCGTCACGGATTTCGCCAGTTTGAGAATCGTAAACAACTTTGTTACGATACTGGTTCATGATACCCTTGAGATACTGTTCGGCTTTAATCTTTGGAAGATTGCCAACGTCAACGTAGAATACACGGCGCTCTGGCGCTCTAGTGATACGATAGATGACTGCGGCATTTTCCATCATACGCAACTGATTTGCTGGGCGAATGGCCTTGTGCAAATAAGAAAGCGGCATGTTTCTGTCCATGTCCTTCAAGCCAGAAGGAACAAAGCAGATAGAATCTTTTTCGATGCGCATGGTGGCACCGGCTGTTGAAGTGAGTGATGCAGCTGGAGTGAATGTCTTGTTTGGAACTAGACCACGTTCATTGTAGATAAAATATTCTTTAATATCTTTAATGAACTCTACGCCCGTTTTTGTATCCTTTTCTTTAAGGATCTCTCTCATCTTCTTAATTTTTCTTGGGTCAATATAACGAATGTCCGTTAGACCCTTCTTTAGATTGGCAGTATCAACAACCTTATGGAAGAATAGTCTTCCGTCAATGTACCAATGTCTAAAGTAATCTTGCGCTCTTAGATTGAAGTCCAACATATTGAGAAGTGTTTGGAATTCATCTTGTACCAATTTTTTAATATTCTTTGACAAATCTACTTCATCAAGGTCAATTTTTACTGGAGCTTCGTCGTCAAGATTTGCAATTGAATCATTTACGATATCATCGATAGCAGTATCAATATCTGCCATCATAGAAATATCACGATACTTACGAATTAATTCTATTTCATTATTTGCGGTACCATCGATATCGATGTATGTACCATAGTAGCCACCGGCTCTGATAGTTTCTACGCCACCATCGTCCGTTGGCGCCACAAATGATTTCTCAGTTTGTGGCGCCGTAGACTTTTCAATTTTATAACCAAATATCTGCATTAAATTATCCTAGTTGGATTGAATTATGCAGTCAGATAATGTGAGTAGTTAAAGGTTACTGTGAACTCTTCAATTACGTCATTCTGACCATACTGTAAACCAATTTCCGACATGTTAATCGGGAAAGCATTATAAAGAACATAAGTCATAAGTGGGTCGTCATTACGATCAAGATGTTCAACTGACATATCGACCTGATAGTCGATTGGATTTAGAATACCAGTGTTGGCTTCTAAATCGTTCATGCCATTCATCCACTCTTCGAATGGGCGACGAAGCGACATATTAGTATCATTGACAACTGTGATTGTGAACGGATCAAAGATGCGCTCACCTGCCAACTTAACTTCGCGGCCGCGGTATTGAATGATTGTTGGGTTTACTGTTGACGCAGGAAGTGCCGCACCAGTAACCAGTAGCGAGTATTCTGTATCAGGCACCGACGTAACGTAGCCTGGGAATGTTAGAATAACACGGAATTGGTTTGGTCTAGCACCACCAGCCCCTAGTAACCCCTTAAACTTTGAAATATCCATTTATAAATCTCCTATTTCTATTTAGTCGGGTTATTAGGCGCCAACTTCGGTGAACCGCAACAAAGTTCAGGTAGATGAAGTTGATCGAACGTGCTGGCTTGATGTAGATATCAGCAACAAATTCGTTGCGGTCGATAACTTCGCCAGTGTTGTTTGTTTCATCGCAAACAACGCGGAAATCAAAGATACCACGACGGCCGCGAACGTCACGTAGGAATGGCTCAACAATCGAACGGAACTGTGCGCGACTAAAGACATCGTTGAACTCAAAGAGTTGATACTTAGCCGCAGTTGCGATAGCCTTTTCAAGAACAATGAATAGACGACGAACGTTGATACGGTCGAATGCGCTTGGCTTGGCAAGAAGTGTCTTATCACCGTAAAGTAGAGTGCCTTCACCTGGGAAGGTAGCCACTGGGTTAACACCATTCTTGTAAAGTGTGTCGCGTTCTGTCTGATTCGGAGACCAAACCAACTTAACAACATTCTTGAGTTGACCGCGATTGAAACCAGCAGGTGACCACCATGCATCGTTTGTTTGATCTGTGCGGGCGCATAGACCAGCAGTATCGGCGTTCAATGGAACATTGATATATGAATCATTATAGCGGTCATACTGGCGTTTCCAGCCAGAATCCATAACTGCATATGAAGTGTTGCGATTGATATCTTCTTGGCGATATGCAACTACGTCAGCCGCTTCGCTACCAGCATTGTTGTATACTGCGGCAAGAGGTGGCGAAAGGAATACAACGCAATCTAGGCGAGCCAATGCAATGTTATCGATTGCGTGTTGAACTACGCTTGCGGCGTGACCCCCAGTTAGAACGAGTGAAATATCTACTAGTTCTTTATTTGCGAATAGCGTATAACCAGATTGAAGATCGCCTGCGGATGGGGCACCATTGAGACCACCCGAAAGAGTGTATACTTCTGGTTCTTCTAAAATATCAAACTCTGTGTTGGCGCCTGCACCCCAGTTTAGACCTGTTGGGTGATCCATCCACCATACATATTGTGAGCTATTCAGAACTTCTTTATAATAGTTGTTTGTACCATCTGCAATTCTAGCACCAACCATCTTAGATACAAACGGATAAGTTGCAAGAACAGTACCAGCTGAACCAGAAAACTTACCATCTGTATCGATGATTACGATATGCAACTCATCGTCTTCGCTACCATTGATTTGGGCGAAGACGCTAGTACCTGGTGCACCGTCGAAGAAACCTGCATAGTCCCAATCCTCAAACGCACCGCTATCTGCAATTTGAACTTCGAGTGAGTTACCATATAAGCCTGGATACTTTGCAGCAACAACACCAACTGCCGCTGCGCCACTGGCAAAGTTTGCTTCGTAGTCGTCTTGATTCTTAACTAGAATAGCAGTTCCGCTTGTCACAGCATTCTTAGCTGAAGTACCGACTGTGCGAACTAGCTGAAGGTTGTTACCATAGCCCAAAAAGTTGGCTGCTGTGAACCAGTCTGTGGTGTCTAATGGTAGACCAAAATACTTGCGTAGTTCATTTTCTGAACCTACAGTAAAAATTTCTGATACTGGGCCCCAGTTGAAGTTACCTACAAACGCGCCTGCCGAAGTCGATACGGCTGGAATAACGTTTGTTAGATCCTTTTCTGCTACTAGGACACCTGGCGATAATTGAAAAGCCATATTCTTCTCCTCGTTGTAAACTTGACAATATTAACTTGTCTTTTTATGTTTTTATTTATAAAAATGTGAAAGTTACAGTAACCAACCTGAGCGCCGAGGTTCATCATCATCTCGGGTAACTGTCCATAAATCACCATTTGATACAAAATAGTCTTCTTGGTGTCCATTACTTATTGTCCCGAATGGAGTTAGTTCATCCTCGATGCTGTCCATTTGATCTTTATACATCTTCTCACGAATATCAACATTTGTCATATCTTTGAAGTATGGATTACTTGTCATCCATGCTAATAGAACGAGACTCATTACCAGGTCATCAAAATAACCTTCGTCTGCCATCCAACTTCCCTGCTTTTCAATGAAAGTAGAAAACTCGGAAATTGTTTCAGCATCAAATACTAGTAGTTTGTTTTCTTCAAGTAGAGATTTGAGAGCAAAACAACCCTGTCTCTTTACTTGCTTTGTCATTCTAACACCGCGTTGTGTCTTTGTACCAAAGCCTGGTGATAGATATTGTTTCAAGGCAGTCTTTACAGTAGTCAGAATATTATCATACTCTAACTCCATGTGTAAAATATCTGCCACTTGTTGACCGATATCATTAATTTCAACAAGAATATATGCCTTGTTGTATTCGGTACCCACTTTGGCCACGATGTTAGGAAACAACATCGGAGCAATTTTATTATCACGATACTTAGCGACCAGTCTATATGGGGCTTCGGTAACATCTAAAAGTGTGAAGGCAGAATAGTCTCCGCCTACACCACGAGCCGTGTCTACGCCCATTGCATAGATATGGCCTTCGATGGGTTCTTCGTAAATGTCCAGTCCATCTTTCGAGTGAATAGGATCCATCGAACTCATAGCACCCAAAGTCTTAGCACTAATCAGTGTGTTGCTAGAGCCAAGAAACTCGCAAAGAACTTCTTGGTTGAACTTTAGTTCTCCCAGCAAGCGGAGCTGTTCTTCTGCCCATGCTTCATCTCTACCTGGAATTCTGTGGTAAGGAATGAACATAGGCACAAAGCCATTGTTACCCTTTTCGGCTTCATTCCAGAACTTCCAGAAGTGATTATAGCCGAGGGGCGTAGAAGTCAGAAGAATCTTTGTTGTCTGACCAGCCGAAATCGTAGGATAAACAGAAGCAAAGAATTGTTCCGCGACAGTGTTTGGAATGATTGCCGCTTCGTCAATGTATAGCCAGTTAACAGACTTACCACGAATACCGGAAGCAGTTGTAGCGGCGGTGAAAATCTTAGAGCCGTTCTCTAGTTCTACGTCACCTTTGTTCCATGTCTTGACGCCTTGTTGCATCCATAGAGGCAAGTTTTCATACATACCCTGATAACGAGCCATAACTTCACGGGCAGCTGCCGTTTTGTTGGCCATGATAGCTACTGTTTTGCTATCTTGGAAGAGAG